ATTAGCTTTTTTAACTAATACGCCGTCTAAACTTTTTCCCATAAAATATTTAGCAATAAAAAAAGCGCCTCTTGGCGCTTTTTATTACTTTTTAAATGGTGCTTTTTTCTTATCAGCAACAGCTTTTTTCATTGGCTCTTTTTTGTTGCCATCTTTGTCCATATCTAAGAAATCTGGCTTGGCAGCTTCACTAACAGATTCTAATTCAAACGTCATTGAATCGAGAACCGACTTCATTTCTTTGGCGAGATTCATTTTAACTTGATCCGGAGTATTTGCAAGTATTGCGTCTAAATCTCCGTCGAACCGATCAGCAAGTTTACTATAGAGTGGAGCACGGCTGTCTAAATAATCAAGACCTGCATCACCGTAATCATAGATCTTACCGAATAACATGTTGATTTGATTGTCAATCGACGATGATTCTTTAACAGGAACTTTTTTCTTCTTGTCAGCAACTGCCTTTTTCATCGGCTCTTTTTTGTTGCCATCTTTGTCCATGTCAAGGAAGTCCGGCTTTGCTTTCTTTTCATTCAATGCACGATAAAGACGATCTTTGATACTTTCTACAGCCATCGGATTGTCGCCTTTAGCTGCTGGTTTATACATTTTCTTTTGACGATTGATACCACCTGAAAGATCTTTAGTCATGTACTTGTGATCTTGGTATTTTTCTTCTGGAGTATTATCCCATTCATCAACAGCTTTTTCGTTACTGGATAACTTATCACCAATTGCGCCGCCAGCAATTGCACCGGGAATTCCTCCCATTGCGCCGCCAAGGGCTGCGCCAGCAATACCGCCTATTGCTCCTTCGGCTTCTGGGTTCATATCAATAACAGGCCCAGATGATCCATGATCAATTGACATAAGTGCTTTTAAAATTTGCGCCATTTCTGAAGCATTCCCTGCACTAATGTTTAGCGAAGCTGGTCCAGATGAAGGAGCAGCCATTCCCATTTCGGGAGGGCATTCAGTTAACGTTGACTCATTTAGCGACTTTTTACTTTCAATTTTGTCAAGTTTTTTCAAAATATCTAACATACTCATTTTTATTTTCCTACCACACTTTTTTTATTTTGTGGTTCCTCTTTAAATGTTTCAATCTTGAAACCACTGGGATTTTTATCACGTTCCTTACGTGCTATTTCTAGTTCTTTTAATAAATCCATTACACGCGATTGTCCAACAGATCCTTGTGCATCTTCGCCACCCATATCTTCTTTAGTTAAAAGAGTTTCGTATGTAGCATCTTCTGCACTGTCTTGAATTTCTTCTAAAGGACCGTTTGCATTTCTAACAACTATATGACTTCTAGGAAAATTACACACACTTCCTAAGTATTCGCGCAATACATTATCTGTAGTAGGATATGTTAATTCTACTTCAAAATATGTTACTTCTAAATTTTCTAAATTAGGAAAGTCTAGTGGTCTCTCTTGTATCGGAGTTCTTTTTCCTGCACTTAAATTAGAAACACCAAATTTTTCTAAATGAATCTGTAACTTTTCTTTAGTATCTGCCGGAACGTCTCCGGCAATACCTATCTTAAAAGGATAAGTTTTTTTAGATTCGGTGATATACTCGTTAAGTTTTTTCATTGTCGGTAATCCTGTTATAACTTATTTATCTTTGTCTATGCCTTTGAGACGCTGTAATAAGCTATTTCTGTCTGTTACTACATAGCCTTCGCCTTCAGTAAAGTTTGATTCACCGGTTGCATCTTTGTCTTGTTTTTCTTTTTTAAGCTGAAGCTCAATCATTTTTAACTTTTTGTCTAGTTTAGCTACTTTTGCATCTAAACTAGTTCTTAACATGTTTCCTGCTACTTCAAATACACGTCCAGAAAATCGTGCTTCTACGCTCATGCCAAGATCCATTAAATCCTCATATGCACTCATAGCTTTGTCAGCAACTTCGTTTAATTCTCGATCTGCCATTTGACCTAGCCCGTCGACTGCCGGAAGGGCAGCAGCAATTTTATCAAACTCTGCAATATCTCTAAATGCTTTTTTTTGTTCTGATATTTCAATCTCTTGTTCTTTTTTTTCTTTATTTTTTTCTTGTTTTAATATTTCTTTTGCTTCAGGCAAATTAAATAAATCTTCTAATTTTTTATTCATAGGACTTTCCTTTTATCTCGATCTGCCGTTGTGAAAAATATCATTTTCACTTACAACTCTAAACGTTACTCCGTTTTGAGAACACCACGCCCGTGCGGCTCCCCATTTTGCTTCATTTAAAACTGCATGTGCCCTATGTAGTTTATTGCGTTTTGCTTCAGCTAAACTAGTTTGACTTAACGGTTTAACTTCTATAACTTCAGCATGTTTTTGATTGTCTTTATCAACGTATACTATAAAAAAATCAGGAACATACACTGTATACTTTCCTGTAAACGGGTTTCTATATGGAATTTTTATAGATTCAGAAGCCCATTTAACAACGCTTGGATTTTCATCACAAAATTTCATAAATGCAAATTCCCAGCTACTTCTGTATCTAGGAGAGCCAAGTCCTGCATACTTGTCTGTGTTTTTTACAGTAAATTTTCCTTGAGCCCACTTTGCCATTAGTAAACAATATTTCTTGCTTCGACTCTATTTACATCCAACTGAGATCTATAACCTAATTTACTTATTTTAGATCTATTAGAATTTAAAATTGCTGTAACAAGACTGCTTAATTTAACTTTGTCGTATCCTTTAAGAGTGTCTAACAATTCAAGTACATTAACATTATCTATCTTTGCTTCTTGTAAGAGAACAGTGCTAATACTTATTGCAGCAGATTCTTCAAACCCCCGGTTTTTAAAAAATCCAACTACTGCGTCAACTTGATTGCTAGGATAGGATATTTCTTTTTGAAAAAATCTATCAAAAAACAGTCTTGTATTTTTATTACTATCTGTATTAGTATTAATATTTGTTGTTGAAGACATCTATTACCTTAAAAACTTTTTTGAGAAGCAACTGTTGTATTGCTTACAGAACTTTGTGTCGGAAATTCAATATTTCCTAATTGATTAGTAGTAACAACTGCTTGTGGTGTAGCTACAGTTGCCGGCTTTAAAAGATTTTCTATAGTTGATAGTGTTACTGCGGCATTTGTTTTTCTAACGTTACTAACTCTGCTATTAAAATTAGTATTAATAAAGGGATTGCTTAATGAACTTTTTCCTAAGTCATAATGCGCAGGTTCGCCAAAGTCTGTTGGTGAAATACCTAATACAATTGGGCCTTCGGCATATTGCACAGATTCAAAGGAAACTGATAGTCTATTTGTTGTAAGATCACTTTCGCTATAATTCATATTATCATGTTCAAACGACTCGATTAACGGATTTATTAATGTAAACGAAGTAAAAGTTGGAACAGTGTTTTTAGGGTGAAGTTGAAATATTTGTATGCTTGTAAAAAAGTTATAAACTTTTCCTTGAGTGTCAAGCCCGTATCTAAACGTTTGTATATCTGGTGAACCATAAGCAGTATTCAAACCGCTAACTGTACGGCGATATGCATTTTCTGTTATACTAGGCGATGAGCCCGAAACTGTACTATATCTGCTATCTTGATAATAGTAATTAAAATACGAGTTCCACAACTTGGTTGTTGCACCTTTATTATCATCATGGAATTCTATGACCACTGGTTGATATTGTACTGTTGTATGTAAAACTTTTTTTCTGTTATATTGATTTAATGTTTCAGTTTGTGTTCTATATTTAGGTAAATCTATACTCTTAGCTAAAAGATTTATTTCACTTCTGTCTAAACCAGGTGTGCTCACTGACGGATTTATATTAACTACAACATGAAATAAAAACTTAACCTTAGGGGCCAGCAGCATGTTATTTGCTCGATACAGCTTGGCCGCGTGAGCGTAATCACCTAAATTGCCTTTTAAGCTACCATACGAACTAAAATTATCATAATATCCATTAAATGCCATACAAATATTTATCTATTTTAAAAAACACTAATATAAAGAAAAAAGGGAGAAATTAATCTCCCTTTTGTTTGGCAATCTTATACTAAAATTTAAGCGCCAGCGCCAGTTGCGTTTGTACCTAAAGTACGTCCTACGTTTGCGCCAAGGCCGCGATCTGGGCCCGATCCAGTTGCGCCGTTAAATTGTACTGCGTTATCATATTGTATGTTAAGAGTAACAGTTACAGGTGCACTAGTTTCATATGCAAGTGTATTATAATTTGCTTCAGTTACATAGCATCCGTATGCTTCCCATGTTTCTAAGACAGTAGGAGTGAACGATCCGTTGCCACCATCGAGAATTTCTATACGTGTTAAGAACTTATAATCTGATCCAGAAGCAGCACTGGCTTGTTCCATAAAGTCAAATTGCTTTTGTAGTTGCTCACCAACAAGCTTTTGAACGTTATTATTAACATCTTCTCTTAAGTTAAGTGTTATTGGGTTCCATGTGTGCTTGCCTGCTAAGTTAACTTTTGAGTTATAGACATGCACTTCCATGTTTTCAAAAGTTAAGTTAGGACGTGTTACGTCTACAACTTGTTTTGTTAATTCAGTAGTTGGAGTACTAACACCAAAGTTTTCAAGTGTTACACGAAAACGGTATTGTAGTTTAGGCATTAGCAAGCCTTGTGCTGATGCACTATCGTTGGTTGCTAATGGTACTGTTAGTTTTGTTAATGATGAGATTGCCATATATAATTAACTCCTTGTTACAAGTATTTATCAATTATGGGGATCTTTAAAAGATCCCCATAATTTTATAGACCTGCAATTTCCCCTGTGTTCTTCAAGCGCAACGGAATGTATATAAATTCAATTGCTTTAACTGGTTCTATAGCAATGTCAACATAAAGTTCATTTCTATCGATTCTTGCTGGAGTATTGTTTGTTTCGTCACATACAACAAGATAGTCGTATATAGCTCTTAATCCAATAAGCTCAACCATTAAACTTTCGACTTGTTGTTTGATTTCGTCACGTGTGATTTTATCATTAGGTTCAAAAATATATGGTTTTGCAAGTTTCTTAAGTTGACTGCGTAGATAAATTACCAATCTTGCAACGTTAATTCTGTCAAGAGCACTAGCATTTCTTGCACGAGTCTTTTGTCCAAATACAACTAGTCCAGCACCATTTAAGAATGTTATTGGGTTAACATTTGCTTGATATAGTGTGTCTCTTTGACCTTCGTTAAGACTAATGCTTACAAACTCTCCTTCAGAACTGATGTATCCAACTGCTGACGCATTAGTTACTCCTCCGCGACGTGTACCTGCTGGTGCAAACCATGGATAAGCAACTTGATCGTTAAGTGCAATTACACGCAATGCCATATGACTTGGAGGCACAACAATGTTATTACCTGCGTTATCACTAGTAAATCCAGCTGGATAGTATACTCCGAGGTATTCGTCTCTACTTACAAGTCCTAGATCGTTATCTTCAACAGCTAGTGCTACGTTATTAGCCCAGTTGTTTATGGATGTAGTGTTTGGTTGAAGTCTCATTGGACTATCACCAACTACAAAAGCTGTTAATCCTCTGTCGTAGTTTAGACTAATCATTTCGCTGATAAGTTCTGGATATCCTGGTGATGCAATCAAGTTAAATATTCTTGATTCGTCATCACGGATGTCTTCGTTGCTATTTACACTTGCTTGTAATGCTTGGACTACTACTTTACGTTGAGCATTACGTCCAAACGATCCTGATCCATCAACGTTATTTGCTGATTCAGTAACCCAGCGATGTGGATAATAGTTAGTCATTGCTTCGTCGTTGTATCTAGTATTAGTACCTTCAATGTCAACATAGTTTCTTTCAAAGCGTTTTACGTTGAATCCGCTACGACGCAAGTTCCAAAGCAACATGCCTTTTGGATATAGTGCAGGATCTGGTGCGTCAGCATCTAAATAATTGCTTTCAAGCAAGTCAACGATGTCGGCGGCAGTTTCACTACTTCCAGCAGTGCTCCAACGAGCATCTGCAAACAAGATACCGTTTTCAGTAGTCTGGTCAGTTTTGTCAACAAGTGCCCACTTTCCAGTTATAGCATTATAACGGTACACAGTAGGATAGTTTTCTATGTCAGCTGTAGAAATCCACAAATCGTTAGTTACAAGAGCACTACCATCTGACTGTTCAGTTGGTTCAGTTGCTGCAACAATTGGACCATTTGGGTCTGTGTTAGGGAATGCAGTTGCATTGTCTCTGTATCCAACCCAAGTTGTTCCGTTGTGGTATAGCATATCAACTTCGTCAACAACACTACTGTACCACAATGCATCTTGTGCAGGTGTAGTTGTTGGTTCTGAAGTTTGTGCAGTGTAAGTTAACACTTTCCATAGTGTAGCTATAAACTCTTTAGGACTGGTGCTTTGATCTGTTCCTGGAGCATAATAGAAGTTAGTAGTGCTTGTTGGATCAGTTGATACATATGGTGTAAAGACATTGTCCAACACTCCACTGGTATCAACAAAGCGTATATCACCACCGGTTGTATGAGAAATTACAACTCTATTCTGTGAGTTAACACTTGCATTAACATGTGTGTAGCCTTTTGCGTTGATTGCATTAGCAAGAACATCGGCGTCGCTAGTAGCACCGGTTGCAACAAACGAAACAGTCATTGTTGTAGTAGTTGATTCGCCTGCAAGTGTTTCTGTTAAACTAAATGAATGTGTACCTGCAGGGAATGACGATGCAGTTACTCTTGCACTGGTTATTGAAGTTGCGCCAGAAGAATTTCTTCTATACAATTTAAATGTTGCAAGCTTGTCAGCATCTTCGGCAACATTGCTTTGAATATATAGTTGTCCTTCAACTAAATTGGCGCCACCGCCAGTACTATCTAACCCGTAAATTGCTGCGGTGTTAGTTGCATATATTGAAGCCGGTATTGTGGTCCAAGATGCAGTGTCCGAACTGTAACGTTTAATGCTCCAATTTGCACCCAAGTTAGGTGTAGTAGTTTTTGTCCACAGTGACCCAGTTGGGCGTGGATTTGTGTCAGTTGTTTTAAATTCTGGAACACTAGTATGTGGAGCAATTTCAAGCTTT